TTTGAAGGTGCAGCCGTTCGGTCTTACGATGTCAAGTTTCGCCCAACCGAAGCAATGCGGACAGCGGCGCAACGGGCGCTCGATTGGAAGGCTGAAGGATTCGATGGCGGGACGCGGGTAGGCCTTGCAAGGGCAAACCAGATTGTCAACGGTGAGAAACTTTCCGAAGACACCATCCTCCGAATGTATTCTTTCTTTAGCCGCCATGAGGTAGATAAGAAAGCCGAAGGCTTCAACGCCGGTGAAGAGGGATTCCCCTCACCGGGGCGTGTAGCCTGGGACTTATGGGGCGGCGATGCCGGGTTCCGCTGGTCAACATCCAAGCGGGACGCTATGCAGCCAGACGGCAAGAGCCTTGACGGTGACCACGTATGCACTCCGGGGGTAGTGTATAAGAGCCACCCTTTTTACGGGTATTCGCTGGAGGAAATCTCAAGCGAGTAGACAGCGGTACGGGCAGGATTTATGCCGCATCCCAGAAGTACCGGAATGACTTATTAGAGCGTGAAGGTGTAGCTATCAGCCGTATGCAACGCGCATACAAAGCGGCAACCAAGGCAAGCATCGATGAACTGGAAGCGCTGGAGGGTAGGATTGCCGAGCGTGAAGCAAACGGGGAACCGCCATCCGAGACAATCCTTTGGATGCGTCAGCGGATCATAGATAACATTGAGCAGCTCGGAAAGAACCTCAAAAAGTTCTCGGTAGAGGGGGCAGTGATTACAGCCGATGGGCAACTTCAAGCCGCTTTCCTTGCTAATGATGCAACGCCGCGCCTTGTGGAAGCGGCAGCGGGTAAAAAGCCCGCCGGCGTTACCCTTGGTACTTCATGGACAAGTCTTCCAGACGAAAGCCTCCAAGCCTTTGTCGGGTTCGCAGGCGATGGTAGCCCTTTGGCTGTCTTATTCGATGCCATCCCACAAGTAACCACGGATGCCATGCAGATGGCTTTGGTACAAGGTATTTCGTTAGGCGAAGGCCCGCGAACGGTAGCACGGCGGGTACGCAAGGCGGCAGACATCGGTAGGCAACGAGCCGAGACGATAGCCCGTACCGAGATGATACGAAGCGCCAGGGAAGCCCAGCGGCAATTGTATACGGAGAATCCTTCCGTAACCGGTTACCGGCGGCAGGCTACGCAGGATGCGCGGGTATGCCTTGCTTGCTTGGCTCTATCTGGCACCTTGCAAGCCACCGATACCATCATGCCAAGCCATCCAAATTGTAGGTGCGTGATGATACCGGAGACCCTTAGCTGGGCTGAGATAACCGGCGATTCTTCCATACCTGATACCCGCCCAGAGGTGGCAACCGGTGAAGAGATTCTGAAGGGGCTTACGCAGGTTGAAGCCCACCAGATACTAGGCACTGCTCGTTACAACCTTTACAGCGAAGGGCTACCGCTTAGCGATATGGCAACTGTGGTGCCTAACGCTGACTGGGGGCCTACTACTAGGGTATTGCCGCTTAGAGACCTAGAGGGATACCAACCGGATCTAACGACATACTTATGAAAAATGCACTGTGGGATAGTGAAGCCATGGACTTGCTGACATCTTCCGTAGACGGTATCAAGAGCGACCGGTTAGGCTACGTCAAGGGCTACCTTGTGCGCTTTGGCGATACTAAGACCGCCGACCTTGAAGGTGATTACTTCACCGCTTCAACCGACTACGGTTTCCCGGTTGCCAAGGGGCAGCGAGTTCCTTTGAATGTGTACTACCACCACGGTATGGATGCCGCTGTCGGGAAGAAGAGCATCGGTACAGGCTTCATCAAGATGGACGATACCGGGCTTTGGTATGAAGCCCAACTAGACATGGCCGATGAGTACGGGTCCATGATTGCCAAGTTATGCAAGCAAGGCAAGATGGGCTTTTCCTCCGGTGCTGCTGGTCATCTGGTAGAGCGCAAGAGCATGGGTGGTGCTGCTGAAATCACACGCTGGCCTATCGCCGAGGCATCGATTACCCCAACACCAGCCGAGTATCGTAATAGTGTAAAAACCCTCAAGGAGTATTACGGCATGGAGCCTATGATGGATATGGAAGAAGAGATGGTCATGGCTCCAATGCCTGAACAGTCCCCGGAAGAATACGCCATGTCGGTATACGATGATGCCGAGGGTGACCTGATACACGAAGGGCTTGAAGCCTACTACGATGCGCTTTGTGGAGCCATCGAAGCGGTATCAGATCAAGCCATGGCTGATGCCATCATTGACGAATTTGCTCGACGTGCTAAAGGGCTATATGCCATGCACGGTATGAAGAGCGTACAACCCGCATCCCTGCGGGGTGTAGAGCGTCGACTGCGGGATGCAGTCGGTCTTAGCCGGGCGAGCGCCAAGCGCTTAGCACCTGTAGTCTGGGATTCACTGCGGGACGCAGACCAGCCAGAAGTGCAACCGGAACTCGTAGTAGAGGCGAAAGCCCATGACAATGACGAACGCCAGGAACTGCTGGCACGTCTGGAGTTGCTAACACAACTATGAATTTGACACAACTACAGAATCAAAAAGAATCTGTCTTGGCTACCGCGCGGGAGCTTGCTTCCGGTAACGGTGACCTTGCACAGGTCAAGAGCCTTATGGCTGAAGCCAAGGGCATCGAAGAGCGCATCGAGACAATCAAGGCACTCGGACAAGGCCACCCTGTGGCAACCGAAGCGCAAGTAGACCAGCCTTGGAAGTCGGGCGGCGTTGGACGCAATCCACTTTCCGGTACTCGTGATGAGGCTAACTACAAAGCGTACTGCTGGGGCCAGTGGGGCCGCTCTATTATGGGCAACCGCAAGGCCGCTGAGTGGGTCAAGAACAACCTGAAGGCACAGTCCGAAGGTACGACAACCGCTGGTGGTTTCACGGTTCCAGATCCGCTGTCGAGTGAGCTTATCTACCTCCGTGAGCAGTTCGGAATTGCTCGGCAGAACTGCCGCATCTATCCGATGTCTAGCGATGTCTTGAACGTTCCTAACGCAACGGCATCGACCACGGTTTACTACCCTGGAGAGAATACCGCTATCACCGCTTCCGACTTGACCTTTGCACAGGTCAACTTGGTTGCCAAGAAGCCATCGGTTCTTACTCAGGTTTCTAAAGAGCTGGCCGAAGATAGCATCATCGACTTTGGTGCAACCCTTGCCCGTGACATGGCGTACGCTTTGGCTAAAGAAGAAGACCGTGTTGTTTTCAACAACGCAGTCGATTCTACTTCTGGTCTTGATGGCATCCTGTATGCCGTCTACAACCTTGGAACCGTTGCTAACATTGCCTCGCTTCAGATATTTACAACTGGGCAGACCATCACGTATGCGCCAACACTTGCTAACCTCAAGGGTATGGTTGCCAAGCTCCCAACGTATGCACCTAACGCGAAATGGTTCATGCATAAGGAGATTTGGTACAACGCGATTGCACCACTGCTCGATGCACTCGGTGGAAACGCCATCAGCGACATCGCAAATGCGTACGGCCCTACGCCTATGCTTTACGGCTATCCGGTAGTGTTTGTACAAAACATGCAGAAAACGCTTGTTGCGTCTAAACCGTACATCCTCTTGGGTGACCTGAGCGTAGGTACTGCATTCGGTGACCGACGAACGGTTACCATCGAGGTATCGGATCAGCGCTACTTTGTGGAAGACGCTTTGGCGTTCAAGGCAACCGAGCGTTTCGCTTTCTCCGCTTTCGATGTTGGCAACGTCAGTGCTACGGCTTCCCTCCGTGTACCTGGTTCGCTTATCGTTGGAGCATCCGCAGCCACATAAGCCTAGCGGTTCGTATCTCAAGCCCTCGGCAGACGTGCCGGGGGCTTTTCTTTATGTGGGATAGTGGAGCATGATGACACGAGCCGAAGCGATAGCGCAGGTATCACTTTTTGTTGATGCACAAAGTTATCCGCAGATGTCCACAACCGACATAGGGAGCATCCTAGATTCTTTCTCACGGTTCACCACTTGGGCGGCTAGCACAACCTATGCTGTCGGTGACCGTGTAGTGCCTACAACGCCTAACGGCAGGGTCTACGAGTGCCGGGTTGCTGGAACATCAGGCACGACACAACCCGATTACCCTGTCTATTCTCCTTACCAAGTCAAGGGCTACACGCTGGAAGATGGCACCGGTGACCCAACCCTGATGTGGGTTGACCAAGGCCCGATCAACGTAGAGCGCTACGATGTTCGCACCGCAACCCGCCAAGCGTGGATGATAAAGGCTAGTCGTTGCGCTAGTGACATCGATGCTAAGGAAGGCACGTCCGATGTCAAGCTTAGCCAACTCAAAGCACACTGCCTAAGCATGGCAGAGCGATACCGCCCTCTGGTGTTCGCATGAGTCCTATCCTACGCGCAACCATAAGCGCTGGCATGGTACGCAACCTCTGCCAAGACCGGGTAGAGATTCACCGCTTCACGCTTACCGAAGATGGCCGTGGCGGCGCTACTGAGACATGGCGCAAGGTTGCCGAGTACAACGCCAGGCTAACCAACCAGAGCGACACAGAATCGATCGTAGGCGGTTCTATCGCATCATCTGCCCAGTGGACGCTGATAGTTGCTGTTGGTGCTGACGTGATGCCGCAGGACAGGGTTTACCGGGTGGGTGATGACTCGAAGTATTACGATGTAATCGGGACAGACTTTGGGCAGACAGAATTACTTGTACAGCACGTAGGGCTGGTGGAGCGTACATCATGACGGCAGAGGCGTGGGTTCCCATTGGCATACAGGCCTTTATAACCGTTACTAGTATTGGTGCCGCATGGGTGGCTATACAGGTCAGGTTGACGCGACTAGAGACTCAGGTGGCACACATCATCAACACGCTCGATGGACAACAGCAGGAAGTGCGCCGCATCGAGCAACGGCTCGGTAAACTCGAGAATAAGGTTTCAGCGCTGGAGGCGATCATACAAAGATGAACAGCATCAGTATCAAAAGATTGGTGGTCGTTGTGATTGTGGCATTCGTAGCTGCTTTTACCTCGGTCTTTGGCGATGGCGTTCGCACATCCGAAGCACACGACCTGAGCGAGCTGGGCGCAGTGCTGGCACTCTACGGCAGCAAGGCGGTAGCGGCGGGTGTCTCCGCTGCGTTGTCTAGTGTTCTGGCGTTCTTGACGATGCCGTTCAAGGGTACGCAAGTGAATGCGATGAAGGTGGGCAAATGAACTTCCAGAACTACCGGCTGGAACCTAACCCAAACAGCCCCGGTGATTGGATTGTCTTTGGTGACATCTACGATAACAACGGAAACCTGCTCGGCACATTCGGTGAGAATGGGACTAGTGTATTCGGTTGGTGGGTGTTACAGGATGCACAGTTTCAACAGCAATACAGCAATCAATTTGCAGTGATTATGGCTCAAGAAATAGTCAATGGGACAGCTGAATAATGGCAACTTACTATGTGAGACCTGATGGCAATAATGCCAATGCTGGCACTGGCCCTTTAGCAAATCAAGCGTGGTCAACTGTAGCCTATGCTTTTGCTAATATGGCTTTACCAGATGCCGTAAATACTTTGTATATAGCCCCCGGCACATACAGGGAATCACCCACACTTAGCATAACTCCGAGTGTTTCAAATACTCTTGTTGTAAGTGGTGACCCTACAGCCGCACAGTTTTCTGGAGTTGCAGCTGGGCGAGTACGAATAACCGCTTTTACGAGTGACAACACAGGGTTTTATGCGTCAACCGCTCCTACTTTGGTTTTTGATAACAAAACATATTTCACACTACAGAATCTTCATGTGGAGGGTTATCAACAAACGTCCGGTAGTGCTGTATCTCATTTTATAAACTCAAAAAATTACACAGTTCAGAATTGCTTATTTTCGTTGTATAGGCGTGGTGCTAACTCAAACTGTGTGCTTGTAACTACAACAACCAATGCCGCGATAAACGCCACCTTTGATAAGTGTATTGTGTTCGGTGGCTATGCTTGTATAAACGTACAAGGCCCGACAACAAGCACTGCTTTTAATTTTAATGTGTTAATCAAAGATTGTTATTTGATCAATGGTAATTACAGTTCTCTGATTACTGGGCCTTCTGAGGCAACATCAGTCGGTAACGGTGTTTCTTTCTATAACAATATTTTGGAAGGATATTCCGGTTCGATTTATTTGCGAAGCAGTAACACCACTAATAAAACTTTGTTTTATAACAACGCATTTGCATCGTTCGTTGGAACAGGTATCAACTCGTCTGCAAATACAGTGACTGAAGATTACAACCGTTTTAGTTGCACTGTTGATCGTAATGGCCCTGCAAGTGGTGCAAATTCACAACAGGGTGTATTCGGTTACGATTTAGACTATAGCAGGCTGGTCAATCTCTACACTTTAGATTATTTCGGAGCGTACAGCGGAAGCATTGTACAAAGCACAGGGACACCGACAAATGCTCCAACGGTAGATATATTCGGACAAACGTGGATAGGTGCAAATCCAGATGTAGGCGCAGCAACTTTTAAAATAACTTCTGGTGTGGGTGCATACATCCCAACCGAGCGCAACGCTTCCACCATCACTATCGCTCCAGCCAGCACCTCCCAAAGCATCGAACTCTACCTCGGTTCTACAGGGCTAACCTTTGCGACCTCCGGTCTAGCGGCATACTACGTCCGCAATCAGTCGGCTCCGGTGGCTATAACGCTGGTCACGCAGACACCTACAGGCGCGTGGACATCTGGTGGCTTTGCAGAGATATCGTCGAGCCTCGTTCCGGGCGTGTATCGGCTTGATGTGCCTAACGCGGCATTTGCGGCTGGTGCTTCTGATGTCACTATCGTGGTGCGTGGTGCATCTGGCACTAACGG